TCCCCGCGGAAGCCTCGTCCGAGAGGATGTGGGCGTTGAAACCGTCCATCACGCTAAGCCTGTCTTTTTTATTTTAATAACAAGCGGCAGGTGGTCGGACATCATGAACCCGTCGTTGACCACCCCGCACGAAACCACGGAAAGGCCGAAGGCGGCGCAGTGGTCCAGGCTTCCGGGCGACCCCGTGAAGTTGTGCCTGAACGTGACGTCGCCGATGTCCTCGACCTTCTTGCCGAGCCTCACCGCTACCTCCGCCGGGGAATGATTGAAGTCTCCGGCCATCAGGCACGGGCGCTTCTCTGCCTCCCTCCGGAGCCTCTCCCACACCTTCCCCATGCACTTCCGCCACGTGCCGTGGACGTTGATGACGCGCACGCCTTCCACCTCCGCCGCGTTGTGGTGTATCGAAAACCACAGCGGACGCGCCTTGATCCCTCTGCGGACGTAGATGTGGTGCGACGCCGACAGGCCGACGCGGCGGTAGCCTTTCGGGATCCAGAGGTTGGCCGGGAACGACAGCTCCTGAAGGCAGAGGACATCCGGGCCCTCGTCGGTTATGAACCTCCTTATCCTCTCCATCCGCCTGCGCCACCAGCGCGGTGACTTCCTGTCCGTGTCCCTTGTCCAGACGCGGCAGTTGAGCGATATTATCCTCATGGCCGTCCCTCCGTCGCTTCAGCCGAAACCGCGTCCTCGTCCTCCGGGACCTCCGCGTCAAGCGCGGCCACCCCGGCCTCGGCCTCGTTGATCTCTCCTCGCCACGTCCTCCTCTGCGAGAGGACGGCGGCGTACTCCTCCTTCGTGGCCGCCCCCTCGGCGATCTTGGCCGCCACGTAGTCCGTCTCCTTCAGCTTCGCCTCCCTGTCTCTGACGAGGGAGAACAGGACGTTCCTTTTGTCCTCGATTTCCTGTCTTGTCATTTTTCTTCCTTTTGTCTTTATTGAACTTGAAATGATATTTCCTCTTCAGTATGTCATTGTGCTTATACCCCTCGTTCGCTTCGAAGCATCTGCGGTCATCGTTATAATGGCAGTATTTCTCCCACTTCGGACTGACCTCATCGACAAGGTCTCTGATGACGCCATAGGCGTTCTTGTGCTTGAAGTTCCCCAGATAGCTGTTGATGCTGTCCAGGAAGTGGCCGAGCATTGACGGATACACAAGCCTGTTCCATTTCCGGATGGTCATCTTGCAGTTCCTTACGGCCCTGTCGCTTGCATAGATTCTGTCAAACTTGATTTTCGCACCCAGAAAAGTGACGCCCTTGCTGTAGTGCTGCTGATACCTCTTGCGTGGGTGCATCTGATAGCCGAACTCCTCCATCAGCATCTTTTCGCTGGTGGCTACGTGGGCAAGCCCGGCCTGCAGGTTCTCCACTACCCAGACCATATCGTCCACAAATCTTGTGTAATGAAGTCCGCAGGTGTCCACCTGAAACCTGTCAAACTCCGCCAGCGCGTAGTTCTTCTCCACCTGCCAGAACTGGTTGCCGAGGCAGGCTCCGTGTTTCGGGTCGTTATTGAAGATGACGCTTTTCCCGGCGGCTATGATGTCGTCCCATCTGAATCGCGGAGACCTCAGACGAGCGTGATCCTGCGGATAGGCGTAGTTGACGCGCATCAGGATGTAGAGCAGATCGTCACGCTCCTCCCCGTCCGGGAATCCCGACTCGATCAGACGCCGGTACGCGCCGTACGACCTGTCAAGCTCCGTGGACGGGAAGAACGCCCGGATGTCGCGCTGTATCACATAACAGTCCCTGGTGTAGTTCAGCGACACCCTCCTGATGTCGTCACGCACCTTCCCGATCGCCCTGTCGCATCCGTAGCCCACGCGGTTGTTGAACGTGCTGCCCGTCAGTCCCTCCTCGACGAGCGGGCGCACCCTCAAGTCGAAGTGGTGCTGCAATATCTTAAGCTGCATCAAACACGCTATGACTTCCCTGTCCCTCGGGTTGGGATTGACGAACGCATATAAAAAGGAAACAAGGGTGCGGTCGTTGAAATCCCCAAGCAGCCGCGCGATGTCTCTCTCCCAGTGCAGCTCGAAATGCACGCTGTCGGGACTCCTGCGCTTGTTGGCGCGGCATCCCAGATAGTCGTCTATGAGTGTTCTCAAAACCATGTTCCTTCAATCATAATTCACGAGGGGAGCCGCCACGTACCAGTAGTACAGGTAGTTGCCGTTCGCGTAACCGTTGTTGCCGTTCGCGATCCACCCGTTGCTCGGGTAGTACCGGGAGCAACTCCAGACGCTGGCGCTCCGAGACCCATGCCTTGCTCTTACCTGCCGCGTGCGCGGAAGGAGGGTCCCCTTTATGATTCCAGAGACTGCCGGATCATCACTGTATGCCGGTCATGCCCTTGTTTCCGTTCTTCATTATCGACTTCCTCCACCGCGTCACGCCCTCGTCCAACCTCGCCAGGCTCTCCGTGATCCTCACCTTGATCTGGTCGGGGGTCTCGCCGGACCTCGCGTCCCTGACGTTTATGATGTTCCTGCCGCCTATCGGCCTGACTGTCCACATAAAGACCGCCATGTTGGCGCAGAGCCTCTTCAGATGGATCCGCCTGTCCTCCTCGAAGTCGTAGGCGAGCATGAACTCCTTGATGACGTCCTGTATCTGCGTGACCGCGCGGTTCCCGTAACGGATGCGGTCAACCTTCGTCATCATCATCTCCGCCCTCACAAGCAGGTCGTACAGCTCCACCGCGTCGATGATTATCTGCGGCTGCTCCTTCTCGCCCGGCAGCAGGGCCGGCTCGTAGTATTCCGATCTTGGCATAACACGATGTTGTTTTTTGCTTTACGGGCGGTAGCGGGGACGCTCCCGCCCAAGACTAAGCCTAAGCCGCGCCTCCGGCGGCGTTCAAAAGCACGAGGGGAGCCGCCACGTACCAGTAGTACAGGTAGTTGGCGTACGCGTAACCGTAGTTGCCGTTCGCGAGCCACCCGATGCTCGGGTAGCACCGGGAGCAACTCCAGACGCTGGCGCTGTTTCCTAACGCCGAAACCCCTATGGCCTCGAGGGCGGCGTTCACCGGGTCGGCGTCGCGGCCGTCCGTCGTAGGGTACTTGAGTTGCCCGACAATGCTAAACACCCTGTCGATGTCCGGAAGCACCCATTCGCCCTGCCTCAGGAGCTCGTGGTCGTATCCGAGGTCCGCGGCCAGCCTCGCCGCCGGGCTCGCGTATTTCGTCACGCCGTCCTGTCCGGCGTAGGTGATCCCGGCGAGGTAATAGGTATTACGCTTCTCCGTGCCGTATATGCTGTCGTTATGGATTCTGTACTCCGACGGACGGACGGGCAGGAAGCTCTCCATGAATTTCAGCCAGCCCTCCTCGCCCTCGCCGTAGACTCCGCGCAGGAACGCGCAGTGGTCGCTCTGATACCTCGACGTGCCGAGGTAGCCGGGCAGGCATATCGGATAAGAGACCTTCGTCGTAGTCACGTCCGACGCGGGGTTGTATGTCGTGCTGGAGTTGTCACCGCGGAAAAACGCCAGCGCCCTCGGCCAGTTCGTTATCGTGCCCTCGCCGTCTCTTCTTCCGTTCCTGCGGAGCATCCGTCTCGTGTAGGCCCACTCCGGCGCGGTCGCGTTGGCGAGCGCGAATCCGTCTTTCGCGGCGTTCGAGGTCTGGTGGTAGGAGGTGTAGGCGTAGCACAGGGTGACGTTCCCGTCCCCGTCGGCCTCCGCCACCCAGTCCTGCGCCGTGAACGGCTCGTTCGCCCTGAAGTAAGTGTTGAGCTGCGAGGCGAGCGCCTCGGCGTTGTCCGCGTTGTAGCTGACGGTGTAGTCGTGGGCTGCAGCCCAGTTGTCGGAGGCCTCGCGGACGCTCAGCGTACCTGTCTGGTCCGTGCCATCCAGGGTGTAGCCGGAGAGCCTGACGAACAACCGCTCCAGTATCGGAGCTACGGCGAACGTCCTGCTCATCACCGCGACCTCGCCGCGGAAGTCCTGGTGGTCCACGCCGATGACGACCACGCCGATGACCTCGCCTCCCTCGGGGAGTCCGTCGGCCTTGAACGTCCCGGGCGCGGCGAAGCGCAGCGCGTGCGAGCCGTCGAGGTAGGCCACGCTCCCCGTCCTCGCCGACCTCAGCCCCACGACCACGTTCCTGCCGTCGTACCTGCATATATTGCCCGCCTTTATGAGGGAGACCTGGCTCTCGTCCGCGCCCTTCCCCGTGTCGGCCTTGAAGGCCGCCTCTGTGTCGTAATACTTTATCATGATGTATCCTCCTTTCTTTTTTTTTTAAGCCTGCCTCCAGTCCGCGACGGAATCAACGCCGGCGGCGTAGTACAGCCCGCCCGCCGCCGCGTCGAGGTTGATGTACTGCTGCCCCGCGAAGGCCGGCACCCCGTCCCACGGGAGTCCGTCCGGGAGGTTGTCCGGCACGTTCGACGCGGCCGGGACGCCGTGTCCGAGCATCACGAGGGGATAGCGGCACCTCGTCAGCCCCCTCACGTCGATCGTCCCGGCGGTCGCGTCGCCGAGAAGGCCGCGGCTCCCCTCCAGCGCGTCCAGACGGGCGGCGAGGCTCACGAGCGCCTCAGCGACTACACGGTGGTCGAGCTGCGCCTCCGTCTTCTGATAACAGCTCTCGACGTCCTTCTTGTTCGCCTTGGTCATGCTCAAATCCTCAATGGACTTCGTATGCCCTGCCGCGAGCGTGTTCAGCGCGGCCACTCCGGCTTTGTTCTCGGCCACCCCGGATGCGTTCCCCGCTATGTCTGACGTGTGTTTCTCCGTCAGCGTCTGAAGTTGGGATATTGCCGCGGCCAACTGCGCCGCCCCCGTTTTGTCTGAGGCGATGTAGTCCGCTATCTCCTTCAGGGTGTCGAGGTCCTCCGGCGCTCCCGCCACAACCCTGGCTATTGCGTCGGCCACGGTCTTCATCACCGAGCCGTCAACGTTGGAGTCGGAGTTCAGGATGTCAATGAGCGACTGGAGCGCGGCCACGGCTGCCTTGCGGTCGGTCTCCTCCTTGGATATGGCGGCGTTCGCCCTGTCGATGTCGCCCTGCTCCTTGGCCTTCTGCGCGGCGAGGTCGGCGGCCACGTTTGCCACGTCCGACTGGCGGGCGATGACCTGAGGGTCCACGGACACCGTGTTGTCATCCTCGACTGACACGCCGTAGCCCTGCCTCACCGGCCGGGAGTATGTCCCGGCGCCGTTCAGGTACTCGTTGGCGCGGCCGTCCATCTTCAGCTTGTCAACCTTACCCGCCCTCTCGTCCGTGAGGTCGTTCGCGGAGAGGCCCTTGCCTGGCTCCTTGTCCACCTTGCTGTCCAGCATCCCCTGGACGCGCTTGTCGGCATCCGCGGCGGACTCCTTAGTCTCGAACTTCTCGTCGGTCTCCTCTTTCGCGTACATCCCGAGGTCGGAAGGCCTCTTGTTCCCCTCCAGCACCACACCGTTGATCGATGGCTTGCCGGTCAGGGAAGGGTAGTCCGTCGCTCCGGTGCCGCCTATCCTCACCGTCCTCGTCCGCACGTCGACGGTGATGTTAAGGCCGTCGCCAGTCTCCCCCTCTGCGGTGGACTCGACCGTGGCCTCACCGCTGGACTCGACAACCTCGATGAGCGACCTCTCGAACGCCCTGCCATTTCCCTCCGAGTCCTTGAAGGTGACCTCAACGCCGTACACGCCCACGCCCAGCGATCCGGCGGGGAACAGGGCCGAGACCTTGGAGCCAGCGACCGCCGTGTCCTTGCCCTGGACCTTGCTGAAGGTTCCCACAAGCCTCAGGGACACATCGGCGGCATCCGACAAGTCCAAAGGCTTATAAACGCCGCTGTCCTTGTCGTATACCGACAGCAGGGCCTCGACTGTCAGGTCGTTGCCGTACACCACGCGGACGGCGGGGGATGATACACAAAAACAAGATCTATCCATATACTTCTTTTAAATTAAAATCACTATCTTTACATCATCGACTACCCAAAGGGTGGAAGATTGTCGGCGACAACCCAAAGGGTGGACGCCTTGCCCGGACAGCCATAGGCTGCTTGGGCTTTTTTTTATCCAGAAACCCCGAAGAAAAGCCGGTCGCGGTTCTTTTGCCCGGCCACGCTTGTTCCGAACACCGCATCAAGCGTGGAGACCATTGAATATATATATCTCGGTACACCTCCGATCTCCTGCGTTGTGGGTGACAACGTCTTTGATGAGTCCAATAGGGCCGTGAATGCCGGATTGACGCACCTTACAGCGATTCCAAACCGCAGATATCCGGAGCCGCCCACGAAGCCTCTTGTCGCTCTCTTGACCGCCGCCCACTGCTCATAGGTCCGCCCGAACAATTCCGCGGCCGTATAGGCTGTATCATGGCAGAATCTCTTCACGATGAAGTCACGAAGCGTTGTCATACTAATAATCGCAATTCCCGAGTTGCCTGCCGCTGTACAGGCCGATGAGTGCTCCGTCACGCTCTTATTGCCTAATGCCACGGCCCAGCCTTTCTTGTGCTTATAGAATTTCTGCAAATTCGTTTCGGCAGTCTTCCTTGAATTTTTACGCCGGTATACCATAAGGACCGCCTCATAGCCCGATGCGGATGTAAGCAAAGGATGCCAGATGTGCAGATAATCAATCTCTCTTTGCTCTGGGTCAGCTCCCCAGACAATAACAAGTTTCGGTGCAGTTTGCAACCTCGCCAAATTATCCAAAGTCTCCGCGGCTTTGGGAATGCCAAATTTAAAGACAAATTTCTTCTTTGTATCCGGGCCACTTGTCGTGACCGAGGCGGTCGGTGTGGTCCCATCCACCGCCTCCGCTGTGGCCTCCGGGGTGTCGAATCCGGCCGCCGCTCCTGGAGCGCCAGAGCCGCCCGAACCTCCGGAACCGGAACCGCCCGAACCTCCTGAACTCTGGCCGTACACGTTTGATGTTATCAATTCCGTGTATGACAGACTCACCGCCGGAAGGCTGAGCATCGTGAGGTCGATCTCGCCGGTGATAAGATTGAAGGAATACTGTTCGACGATATAGTCAAGATTATCGGCCGTTGTGTGCGTCGTCCTTATAAATTCAGGAAGCCGCCAAGCGGCTGCGGTTTTGAACATCACGATGCCGGACAGCCTCAACCGTGGTGTAGCCACGGACAAGGCATTGTCGATGGCCATAAAGGCGTTGAAGTCCTGTGCGGTGGTGATGGCCGCAGATGTGAACTTCTTCTCCTGAATCGCGTTCAGGCGCGCCTGCGCCATATCCGCCCCGAACTGGAGGGTCACCTCGTCGCCTGCCGTCCTCGCCGAATTGTCAAGGATGACACGAGTCGCCAAGCCGTCAGGGAAATCACATACAGACAACCTGACATCGGCCAGCCTTGCGTTAGCTTCCCAGACGGTGGAACCGTCGCCTTCGCGGACACATCTCGCACTGAAGCTCCCCTGCGATGGAACGAACGCCGATGACCCAACCTTCTCCGGAATTGTAAAAGTATAGGTATATTCGGCGAATTCCGTTGACAATTCCTGCCCTATCGGATAATCATTACCCGGATAAGTGACCGAATAGCCACCGCTTTCATTGTAATAGATCATTACGCTTCCATTATTTATGGCTAAGCCCCATTTCAGCAATGTCTTTCCAACAGAAAAGCCCGAGTTCTTGGCCCTGAACGTCAAAGTGTATCGCCTTCCAGACGCCAGTTTGGTGAAAAGCACACCGGCGATACTGTCAATCCGCTCCGGCTGTTCCGTCAACGCCCAGTATGGTCTTGTCGTCAAATCCACGGTCGCGCCATACTCCGAAGTTCCCCACGTCGGAGTATCTCGCAGGGTTTTGACGTTAGTTCTGTCGAAGGTCTTTGCTACATTGGCCGCGTGTATCTCTTCGCTCACCGTCAACTCCTTGTGCGCCGGCACAATCTCCACTGATAGGTTGCCAGACGGGAACATCTTACCGGATCCGGCCAATGAGCTCAACCCGATATAGCTCATCCCGCTGTAATTGCTGACATCTGTCTCGCGCAAAACCACCCAGCTAAGGGTGCCAGCGTCAAGCCTGATATACGCGTGCAGGCTTTCCAGAAGGCCGTCAAGGACATCGTAATAGGAGTTTCCGGCCTTGGCGTCCACGTTCACCGTCAGATTGATCAAACTCTCGCCATCTCCGGACAACGAGCTTATGGCCGTTATATTCGTTATTCCCTGATTTGTTTTATCGAGCAGCAAAAGAAGCAACTCCCTAACCGTCTTGTCGCCCTGCTCCTCAAAATCGAAGTTTTTCAGCTCAGACAAATTGTCCGATGCCGTCAGCGTCACGTCATATGGGGTGTTCACCCACGGCGCCGAATACAGTTCCGGCGTTATAAAGCCCCGCCAGACCCTCGACGCTCCGAACTTGACGGTCACTTGGTAAAGTGTCGGGTCCGAGGTGTAAAGATCCGCAAACTCCTCTTCGACAAGACACTCCGCAGCCCATTCCAGGGATGAACCAAGGATATGACCGGACCTCTCACGCTTCAGGACGGCGGAGCCGCCCACGGCGCGGCTGGAGACGGCACCGGTGTAGTCCTTCTTCGCCACGGAGATCGTGACCTCCGGACCGTTGGCCGCTTCAAAAACAAACCTGTATAATTCCCCGTAAGCCATAATCAAGTCGTATAACGCTTCCGGTTCGCCTCATTGTTCAGCACGGCAACCAGCTTCGAGCCATCCGCCTGGAGCGTGCCGATCACGTGCAGTGTCATCTCTCTCTCCCAGCTCCGGTCGCCGGAGTTGTTATTGGAATATCCCGAACTTGCCACGGAGCTCGCCACGTAGGACGTTCCGGTGGCGCTGTTTACCGCCGCCTGGAGTCCGGCCTTGGCGGCTGCTCCCACCGCAATGAGGGCGGCACCGGCGGCTATGGCCGTGTAAGGGTTGGTGAGCATCGACTTGAACGCCTCGGAGGCAAGACCGGCGGACACCATTATCTCACCCATCTTGATCGCGGCCTCGGCAAGAGGCGAAAGAAGTGCGTTCATCATACCGGCCCCGCTCATCTCGTCAAGCCCTGCCACGCAGTTTGCCAGATATTGGAAAGAGTCTGATATTCCGCCGACGATGGCCTCGTTCAGCGCCTTGTTGGCGTCATCCGTGGCCTTGATCATCTCGTCGAGGAAGTTGTAATACCCCTTGAAGCTCTCCGAGAGCTTTGACGGGTCGATTTTTGAAAGAAGCCCGTCCACGGCTGATGTGTCGAACTGCGTGAACTGCTTGAGCCCTTTCAAAGCGGATTCATCCATATTTATACCGCCCATTAGCCCCACGCCATTATCAGCCTTTCCGGTCAGACTTCCAGGCAGAGCTTTGAGCGGCGCGAATATGTTGTCGGAGGCCATCTTGTCACGCATCTCCATCGCCTTCTCCATCTCCGCGTTGTACTTGGCAATCTCGGTCATTCCGAACTCAACAGCCTTGTTTATACCATCCCGCCATTTCTGTCCGGTGGCGGCAACGCTCTGCTGGATGGTGTTCTGGAGGCTGACCATCCGCCTCAGCTTCTGGTTGCATTCCCTTTGCAAATCATTGACGGCCGCATAGGCATTTCGCTGCCTGTCCATGTCCTCAACGGAGCTGCTCGCAAGGTCGTTCTGCGCCTTGATGTTGTCGGCGACCTTCTTCTGCATCTCCACCTGCTCGGCGGTCGTGCTTTTTTGAAGGGCAATAGCCTTTGTGACGGCATCCTGCCGCTCCTTCGTGGACTTGGACGTGTCGGATGCGACAAGCATAAGATCCGCGACATCGGCAAGGTTCTTCTTCCACTCGATCGACTTGTCCTTCATCGCCTCCGTCGTGTCGAAGATCTCCTTGGCATAGACGGCCGCCTTTTTAGCGGCCGCTTCCGCTTCTTTGCGAACTTTTTCCAGCTCATTAGCCCTCTCGATGAACTGGTCTTCGTCACCGAACGAAGCTTTTAACATTTGCCCGCCCAAAGACTTAACTGTTGTCCAATACTTAGACCATCCGCTAAGAGTTTCAGCCGTTTTTTTTCCAAGTTGGGTAGAGTCGGAAATATATTGCTGAAAAGTGTTCGTCCAAGCATCTGTCTGCAAGGTCAACGAGGTTCCCTCAACTGTGTTGCGGTAACGCTCCGCCTCGTCATTAAGTATCTTAAAAGACGCTATAAGACCCGTAATGCCGATTCCGGCGATGGCTCCGGCGGCCACTCCCGCGCCCAAAGCGATCTTCTGGAAAGCCGTCTCTCCCTGTGCCGAAGCCCCCTTGAAAAGGGTCGCCACGTTCTTGAGTTTGGAGCCGACCTCCGTTATGGCGCCGATAGGTATGCCTAAAGAATCCTCCACGGCGGCGGACATATCGCCCACCGTCTTCGAGAACTCCTGCGTTGACTTCTTGGCCGCGGCCATCTCCTTCTTGAAGCCAGAGGCGTCCGCGTCAACACTCACTTTCAGTTTTTTGCTCGCCATATCACCAACCTTGTTTTTTGACTATATTCAACAGGCGGCCGATAGACCGCTCCTTCTGCTCGGAGGACATTTCCGGCGCTTTCGACTCCTTCGCATCCCACGGCATCGGCCAGAAGTCAGCCGGATCTCTTATCTGGTCTTTTCTCCGCAACTGGACGTTGAAGAGCCTCACCGCCGCACCTCTTGCCAGTTCTCCCAGGTGCCTCGCATTCGCCTCCTCCCTGCGTCCGTATGCCCTCATCGCCTCCCAGAACTCCCCAACCGGCATACCATAGAACTCCGCGCGTGTCATCCCCAGAAGCCCGAAAGCCCAGCCCCGCGCATCCGCGATGGTGACGCTAATGCGCGGAGCCGTGTCCTCTACTCTTTTTTTTTGCCGTCCTCCTGACCTGAGGCCCCGGGGGACAGCTCCCTGAATATGGCCGCCACCGCATCAGGCACCTCGGTCAACGAGTTCGGAGCCGCCCCGACATCCTCCGGGGTGATCCTCTCATCGCTTCCGCCCTTGCGCAGCCCCTCGTTGACACAGGCGGCCACCAGCGCGGTGCAGTCCGATGCCGACAGCCGCGCTATATCCATCAGCCCGTCTATCGTGTCGCGGCCCACATATCTCAAATAAGCCGCCACGGCGTTGAAGTTCGCCGCCGCCGGATAGAACCGGCCGTTAACCTTGACCTCAACCATGGCTACGATTCTGGGGTCATCGCTCCCGACACCTTGAAGTTCATCGTCCAGCTCGCGGTGTCCTCGGAATTGGAACTCTCGGTGTAGCCGGTGCAGACACAGTTGCCTGAATAGGACTTGCCGCCGGCACAGGAATAGACGAACGGAATGACAGCCGCCGAACCTGTCTTCAAGGCCATCTCTATCAAATCGTCACGCGTCAGCTTGGTCGTGGCTCCTGTCGTGGATACCTCGACCATTCCCTGTGCCGCGAAAGTGACCTCCTGCCCGATGACCATTGACTGCTTGTTGCCCTGGTCATCCTTTGTGATGCTCTCCTTTGTGGTCGGGGTGATCGTGAGATCATCCTGAGTGCGTCCGGCCAAAGTCTTGTTGTTCAGCTTGAACGCTATGTTGTAACCTTCTACCATAATATTAAAAAAATCTAATCGTATTGCGTTATCCGGAACCTGACCTCGCTGCGCCATATCCCCTCCACGCAAGTGTCGGAGCGGGACACCGTGAACGTCCTGAAGGTTCCGTCATTCATCGCTGCCAAAACAGCCTCCTCCACCTTGTCAGCCAGCGGCCTCGTGTCAGCGAACCTCTTGCCATAGACGGTGACCGGAAGGCTGGAGACAATCTTGTATACGCCATCCTTGGTGCGGAAATACTCCGGCGAATGCTCATACACGGCGTAAGGATACGCCCCCGTCTCCGCCTCGTAAAGCGAGACCGGGACCACCTCTTTCACGGCGGCTACCACAGCCTTGCCTATTCTGTCATCAAAGCCTGTCGAGATCATAACCCTGCTTTTTCAAAGACCCCTTGAATTCCTCCAGAAAGACATTCTCCCAGCCTTCGCAGGCCTCCTCAAAGAAGCCGGTCGGGAACTGTCCCTTGTCATTCCGCCTAAGCCGCCCGTTCGCCGAATCCTTACTTTTGACCGGATAATCGAACTTATGGTTCGGGTCGCGCCTCTCCAACGTGCCATAATCGGCCCAGTACGCCTTGAACCAGTCAGAGACCTTCTTCCCGTTCGGCTGGTGCCCCTGCGCCTCGTGTCCGTTGTAAAGTCCCATATCGGCGTAGAAGTTGCCGTCCCTCGACATCTTGGCCTTCGACTTGATCAGCTTCTTCCAGCGTTGTGGTATCTGCCTTTTGAGTTTGGCCGCCACCTTGCGTCCAGCTGATGCCATAGCCTTCTTGCCGGCCTTCTGAAGCTCCTTCGGAGCGCCGTCAAACATACGGAGGACATCCTCGACGCCGTCTATCCTTATCGCCTTTGCCATATCACTCGATTGATCTGACGGACAACTTGCAGACCGGCGAAAGCCGTGAAACGGGGTCGATGCCCTCGATCGAGTAAGGGACACCGGCGACGAGGACACGCCATCTTGTCGTCAGTTCCGGCACCTTCCAGATGGTCAGGGTCAACGCCTGGCCCTGCTCCAGGTTGCCGTTGTCAATAACCTCGTCGATGTCGCGCTCCACCTTTGCGAACACATCGCGGACACATTGCCAGTTGTAGATCTTCTCACCGGTGTCCCCGGTGGTGATCTCGCAGCGCTGCAGCCGCACCCCCGTGTCAAAGTCGCCTATGCCCCAATTCTCCATACGTTACAGCTCATAGTTGCGGTAAGGCCGCAGAAGCGCGGCGGATGCCTTGGGGAGCGTCTCCACGCTGTCCAGCGGATTGCTGAACAACGAGGAGGCTATCAGGAGGATGGCGTTCATCAGGTCATCAGGCACCTGCTCCATTCCCGCCGTCCAGACGATCTCCGCCTCATCGCCCGTCACGGACGGGTCGAAGCGGACGACGGACGACGACCGCAGCGCGGTCCAGCCTTCCGAAAGCAAAACCCCGTCCACCGCCACGAACTCCACCGCCAGAAGCGGGGAGTCCAGGCGGATTTCGGGTGAAAAAGGGAATATGTCGGAGAAGCGGGACTTGAACACGACACGCCCGATCTGGTGCTCTGCTGAGCGAACGGCCGCGCAAAGCTTCTGCCGCAGCTCATCGTCCAGATCACAGGAGGTCAGTCTCAAATGGCTTTTCAGCCTTCCGAGACCCTCCCAGAGCATGTCATCGTCAAAATCCCGTCTCATTGCTTTAGTCAGTCGTAATGTCCACGATGGCCGCGAAGCTCTTAGGCTCGACAACCTTGATGTCATTCCATGCGTTCAGCGTGATGATGATCTCTCCGTTGCGCGCACCGGTGTACGGGTCAACAACGATGTCAATGCCGCCCCACTGACCGATATAGAGATCCTGGAAGTTGCCGAAGATGAGCGCGGAGCACTTGGAGGCGGCCGTGCCCTTGGTCAAAGTTGCCGGAACGAGGTTTGTCCAGTCGAAAGGATAGCCGTTCAGGATCTTCGGAGCCTCGTTGGACAGCAGGAAGCGCGCCGTTCCGGATGCCATCTCGGTAACCTTCAAGACGCCGTTGACCTTGGCATTGGAAAGATACGCCATTCTGCCACGGTTAGCATTCTTGGAGTTAACCTCGGTCTCCAAGGCTACGATGTGCTTCCAGTCGATGGCGCCGCCGTTCGTTCCCATGGCCACGCTTCCGATGCCGGTGGTGTTAAGGATTCCTGTAGGCTCCCCGTCTTTGCCCGATCCGTTGATGGCGGCTTTCTCCAAAAGCTGGGCGTGCGCGTCGGTGATCTTGTTCAGCAAATCGGCCTCGACATCAAAGGATGTCTGCCTGAGCAAGTCCTTGGTGGTGGCCACTGACACGGATGACCTGTGCGGGGTCATAGTCAACTTGGAGTAGGCGACCTTCTTAAGCTCGTTCTTGTCGCCCTCGCCTTCCCATGCCGCCTGAACCGCGGACGAGCTGATGGCCGTGAACGTGCCCACGAGGTCGGTCAGCACGGTCGCGCCCAGTCCGGCCACAACCAGCTTGTCCTTGAGGATGTCAAGGTAACGCCTTTCGCCCTCCTCTGTGAGGTTGCCGCCGTCAGCCGCGGTCGTGTAGTTCTGGCCGCTTGCCGCACGTAGATAGGCTGAAGGGATGACATGCCCGCGCCTTGTGAGACCCAGGCGCTCATATTCCTTGGCGCCCATCTCGTCAACTTCCTTCTCGATTCCTTCCAGATTTCCGGCCACTATTCCGGCGATGTAGCGAACCAACGAGAACGGTCTTCCGGCCACCCTCTGCCTTCTGTCAAACTCCCTGTCGGCAGCCTGCTGCGCAGCGGCCTCGATGGTCTCCGCCTGTTCCAGCTCCAGCATCAGCGCCTTGACCTCCGCAATGCCCTTCTTCAAGGCATCGGCGTTCTCCGGGCTGTTCTGGATGCCCTTGACCTCCGCGACCTTGGCCGCGAGATCCCTTCTGATTTCCGCTATTTTTCTCATGATTTTAAAATATGTTAAAGCAGAGCTGCCTCCGCTATAGTTAATTGCCTTTCGACCTCAACCGCCAACGCCATAGTCTCCATGTCATCCTTTGACACCTCCTCAACGTCATCCATCCGCCGCAATTCGGCCATCTCCTCCTCCTGCGCCTCGATGGACTTCTTGAGAGCGTTCGGGTTCGCCGGGATATTGACCACGGAGACCTCGAGCAACTCCTGTCCGGCATAGTAATAGGTTGGGTTTTTTCCGTCAAGGGCCTCCTCGCCCTTGCCCCAGCTGCCCTTTCCCTTCGGCAGGAATCCGACCGATACGGCCTTCAGACTGCCGAACAAAAGCTTGTTGTATATCTTGTCGGCCAGCTCGTTTATCTCCTTCGGCTCAAAGTCCACATCGACATACAGCTTTCCGTCCTTCGTGTAGGCTTTTCCCTTGCCGATGACGTTATCCGGGTTCTCTGTGTCATCCCATCCGCCGTAGACCTTGTGCTGATAGCCGATGATGCCGTTCTTGTTGAAACGGTCAAGCGACCAGCCCTCTTGATTGAGGACCGTGCCGTGCGAATCCCTCGTCGAATCCGAAGCGATGAACGTGATGCGCCTCGAATCCTTGCTCTTGGCCTCCACAACCGCATCGCCGGCGGTTCTGAACAATATCTTATCCATTGTCTTGTGTGTTTTCATCATTCTCCTTGCCCACCACTCCTGAATTGAGCGGATAAAGCATATCATCAAGCCCGTCCTTGTGCTGCAAGCCTTCAAGTTCCCGGACCTCGTTCCTCGACATATAGCCGTCAAGGATGGCGTTATGGTAATAGCTCGACCGCGCGGACGTGTCTCCTCTCAGCAAACCGCCAAGACCAAACTCCACATCATACCGTCCCACCTCGTCCGAGAAGAACATCTTGGTCCTCAACTCCACCTCCAGGCGCTTGATGATCGGCCGCAGGGTATATTCAACAAACTGGATGGTCTGATGCTCGATGTTGCTGAACGTGGCGTGTGATAGTTCCGCTATCATGTGCGGAGGAATGTTCAGGATGCGCGCCACGTCCTGAATGGACAGCGTCTCACTTTGAATAAGCTGAGCCGCGACCGGGTTGACCGACAACTGCTTGTATTTAATGCCATATTCCAGCAAAGGCGTGCCGAAATTGCCCTCCGAGGCGGCCTTGAAATGCTCGATAAACTTGTTGTAAGCATCATCCCCAAGGTTGCCGTCCGTCTCCAGCACCGCCCTGATATTGCCTTTCCGGGTGTAAAACTCGCTTCCGAACTTCTCCGTGGCAAGGTTCTTCCCCAAAGCAATGGCGTTATATATTACGGGGTTGACACCTGTAAGTCCGTCAAGTGTCAGAAGCATGAAGTGCAGCATGTCATCACCGCTGTAAGTGCCGTTGAGCCATGAGAGTCCCGGATCAGGGATTATGACGCGATACCACCTCTTCCCTCCGGACAGGGTGGCCGTGACATTGGACGGGTGTACCTGATGGATGGACACCGGACTCCCGTCCGCTCCACGGCGGATGACGGCATAGGCGTTGCCCCAGCCCTCAAGCCACGTGGTGACGCAATTCCAGAAGTCGAAAGTGTTGGTGTAGTCGTTAGGTCTGACCGCGACGAGCCTGTAAGCCGGATGATCCTCAGCCGCCTCCTGCCCCTTGCCTGTCTTCCTCCGCACCGAGCGCGGAAGGGACGCTATATTCTCGGAGATCAGGCGGATGCCGGCGTAGAACGCGGTTATCTTCATCGCCGTGGAGTTGCAGACGTGTTGACCATAATCCACGGGCGGCGGAACTATGACACTGCCTGACGGGGCGACGGTCACCGACCGCCTCCTCGCGCCTCCGAATATGCTGCTGAATATCGACATCGTCCGCAAGATAGCAAGCGGACGGCGTTAAAATGTGGAAAATTCTACCAAAGTCGAGTCTTATCGCCGAAATTCCCTCGAATGCCTGAAGGTGTCATACGAAACGAACCGCGGCTCCCCGAACTCGGCTATGAACAGGCCGTTCAGGAAATCGAACACCTCGCGCCTCGAAGTAGTCTGCTTTATCGCCCGGCGGCGGCGCAGCTCCGCCCAGAACTCCCTGGCGAACCCGTCCCTTGTGACCATCCGCCAGACCCTCTCGTCAATCTCTCTCATATCACCCTCAAATCATGATTGGAATAAATTATCTTGCTTTCCTGCCCCGCCGTGTCGTTCAGCCATCCGCCTATGGCATCCACAGAGGCCACAACCCCATCTATCTTGTTCCTCGACCTCGCCTTGTCAAGCTTGATGTTGGCATTCGGATCACGGTACACCACGACATTGCGGAACATCCACCGGATTATCGGATTGCCGAGAAAATCAAGCTCGTGCCGCAGGACGGCGGCCTCCAGCCACTTCGTCGGCACGGACATATAGCGGATGTTCTGCTGGTACTCCATCAGGCGGTCGCAATACCGCCCGAACTTCGGCAGTATGTTCCAGATCGCCCACGGGTCATACGTTATCTTCCTGACGTCATACAGATCCATCCACGAGATCAGGGTCTGAAGATACCAGTCCTCGTCAAGCGTCTTGCCCGGTGTCACGACAAGCCAGCCCTGCTCCTTCCACTGCCTGTAATCGACACGGTCGGACATCTCCGCCACCTTGGACTCCGGGACGCAGAACAGATAACGCACGGCCTTGAAGGCCGGGAACCAGAACGCCGCCGCCGTGATGTCATTCTTCGAGGCGAGGTCAAGGCCGACATAGCACTCCTGCCCGAGCAGGACGGAGGGGTCAAGCCCCCTGCCGTTAGCCGCCACATCGTCATCGCTAATCCACACCTCCGGGGCATCCACCCACATGTTCAGGTTCTTCGTGCAGAAGGCGGCGAGTGTGGAGCCTCCCTTCTTCTTTGCTTCCTGAAACTCGCTCTCCATATACTCCGGATAAAGCGAAACGCCGTAATTCGGGTTGACCTTGCGCCAGACCTCCGGGTCGTCCCAGCGGTCGCCCTCGTCCGGCTCAAAAAGCATTATGAAGTGGTTGTCCTTCTCCTGTATGCCGTTCATCACGTCTCGGAGGAACTCGAGGTCGCGGAAATACGGATAGCTGGTGTCCACGCCGGCCGTGGAGATGGAGAACACAAGCGGCTGCCGCCTCGAACCTATTCCCGTCTTTATGACATCATAGATCTCGTTCGTCTTCCAGGCGTGCCGCTCGTCGCATATCGCGGCGTGAGGGTTGAGTCCATCCTTGTTCTTTGTGTCCTTTGTCAAAGGCTTGAATGCAGAGGCGGTCTGCGACCTGACGATGCTTCCCCGGTAAATATCGGCGAGCGCTGTTAAGTCGCTGTTGCGCAGCAGTTCCTTGGCCGTGTCAAAGCAGATCTTCGCCTGTTCCTTGTCAACGGCGGCGGCGTACACCTCCGCGGCTGGCTCGCCGTCAAAAAGGAGCATGTAGAGCGCAATTATCGCCGCGAACGTCGTCTTGCCGTTCTTTCTTGGCACATAGACATCGGCGTACTGGTAGCGGCGACGCCGCGTCGCGACGCGATACCAGCCGAACACATTGGCGGCGACGAACAGCTGCCAGTCCTCCAGCCTTATGGCCTTCCCGGCAAACTCGCCTTTGAAGTGCTTCAAAGTCTGAGCGCATCGCACGAAACGCAGGAATTTCGACGTGTCAAAATAGAGATCATCCCGCCTCTTGTCATCCTCGTACCTCTGACAAGCCGCACGCAGCATCCGGCATGATGGTACCGCGCCGGACAAGACGCCCGCCGCATATCGATCCACCCTTGCGAGATATGCGCTACTGCTCATCCGGTCCACCTCCCTCCATTATCAGGTTGATGATCTTTGCGGACGGATCCTCTCCCTCGACCCTCGCCTTTATCCTCTGACGGTCAACAGGAGACAATCCGAAGTTGGAGCCTATCTTCGCCACGTGGCTGAAAAAGCGGTCCATCTGCCTGACGGACGGGTTCTCGACCATTCCGCAGACATTGCCCAGTTCATCGCGCTTTATCGTATACATCCCGTTCTTCTCCACATCGGCGGCGGCGGTCATATACATGTCAAACTCCTTCGCGAACATCACCAGCTCAGGAAGGTATGCCTGCTCCAGGATACCCAAGGGTATGAGTTGGCGGCAGACGGAAAGATAGATCTTCCTTTGCCTCTCCGTCAGAAGCTTGTAAGACATCGTGCCGCACGCGGCCTGGATGCTGCCGACCTTACGGCCTTCCAGATTGCCGTCATTCTTGCGTCTGCAAGCCTGATAAGTCCCCTTTAACTTAGCGAGTTGCGCCGGCTGTTTTTTACGTCCGCTTCCAGTACCTCCCATATCTATTTGAGTTTTTGCACATTACAATTCCTTGGCCGATTTTCAGCACTCGCGTCTCCGAAACTGGGGTCGTGGTCTTGGAAAGAATCGGCCGAGAGATTCGAGGCCCCCTCCCCCTCGGAGAGGAAGCCGGCCGGCTTGCCAGACGCCCGCGCGGCTACCTCATGACGGGCATTGGCGTGCGTTCTACGCCATTCAGCTATAACGGCTTTATCCCTATTACCTTTAGCGATATTGCAATCGGCACAGAGGCTTTGAAGGTTGCTCTCGTCAAAGAAGTCACGGCACACAGGGAACGGCACGATGTGGTCAACGACCTCCGCCGCCTTCAGCCGTCCGTTCCTCGCGCATTCGGCGCAAAGCGGGTGCGACTGCCTGAAAGCCCTGCTCAGACGCGTCCATCTAAACGTGTGATATAGATCATCAGACCTCTCACGGTGATAGCCACCGACTTCCAACTTTTTACGTTCCTTTGAATCCCACGCCAACGCTGTCATCTGTCCTCCTTGTTGAATGTTATAATCTTGTCAAAATCTTAAGCATCAATTAAACCTCCCGAACACCAGCATAGCCGCGTCCCGTGAATGCTCGGTCGTCCTGCCGGTGTAGCCGGTCACGGCCGCGAAGCTGTCACGCGCCCATTTTGTCGCTCCCCTTAATGGAGCCACCATCTGGAATGGTATTTTCATCCTTTCCAGAAAATCCTCCCAGATCTTGGCATCACGCTTGACAGACCCGGCGCCAAGGCGGCGCGCCATCTCCTTGCGGACATCGTGTGTGTCAGGCACCCACCTGCGCAGCCTCGCGTCCTCAACGACAACGCGGATGTCCTGATATTCCGCCACAAGACCAAGCACTCGGAACAAGGCCTCGTCTATCGTCACCGTGTCCAGCGACAGCAGCTCTCTCTTCCCGGAGTCCCACACGGCTATCCCGGTGTTGACACCTGTATCAATACCAACCCAGATCATGGCCTACCAGTTATCCTCGTCTTTTACATCTTCCTTCTTCGGAGCAATCTTCCAGGGCTGGAGCGATCCGATGAACGGAAGGCCGCGGACCTGTGTCTCGCTCATCCTCTCGAAATATTCACGAGATACCTGCGGCTTGATGTAATGACTTGAGCCGAAGCTCTGGTTCGCACTCTCGTAAGCCGTCGCCAATAGCTGGACATGCTCCAACGGCCTCGAAGTCATCGCGCCGAGGCCGGGGTCAAACTTTTTATATTCGTCGATGACCGTGCCACGCTCGTTGTCGATGGGGATGACGATGCAGCGGCGTGTCGCCACATCCCCTTTGATGTCCATAATCTTCGCGCCTGGAATCCTGTCCAGTTCGATCTTGATGTTAAAATTTCCCATATTCTACCTTTTGACAATAATTTCAAACAATAATCGGTCTTCGCCCTTAGGGACGATTCGACTAAAAGAAAATCATTCCCCGTCCTCCTTCTCCTTGAACGCGTCGGACGGCTCGATGTAGAGAGCCTCCTCCACGTGGCGCAGCCGGGTCCACAGGTTGCGCACTTGCTTGGACTTCTGCTGGAGCTCCAGGCGGTCAACCGAGAGCCGGTCGTCCACATCCCTGCAGAGCCATTCGATGCGATTCCACATCTTGTCGAGCTCCTCCTTTACCTTCTGTTTCCGCTCCCTGTGATCGACAAGCATCTGCACCGTGCCAACGGCCACGATCGGCGTGAATATCAGAACTATAATTCCGATTAAATCTGCTATATCCATAATCCTATACGTTTTTTTTGTCCAAAGAAATCCTTCTGACGGCTTCCCTCTCCGCTTCGCTCAGCTCCCAGACGACGATCTTCTCCGCAGCCTTCTTCTCCGCAGCCTTCTTCTCCGCAGCCTTCTTCTCCGCAGCCTTCTTCTCCG